CGCGTGAACCGTCACAGGGCGGAAGTCCTCCAGGCGATTCAATCGATAAACCCGATCGTGCAGGACATTCACCTTCACGGCTCCGTGTCGAAGGAAGACGTCGCAAAGTTTCTCGAAGAGAACAAGCCGGCAATTACTGCCGCACTGAGTGACTCAGCGCGCGCAGCCGGGGACGCCACAACCGATGCGGCTCCGGCCGCTGGCGCACAGGCCGCAGGCGCGGAGGCCAAGTGAGCGATCCGATCTTGGAATCTCCCTGGGCGAAGACGATGCAGCGCCTGGTGTTCGGCGGTTCGCTCGGCGCCGGCGCAATGATGATGTGGTTCCTGCTTGAGGCACTGCACGCGGAGCCGAAGCTGTTACTCGGACTCATCGGTCAGTGGGGCGCAACGCCGGTCATTCTGATGGTTGCGCTTTGGTTCGGTAATGATCGCATCGGCCAGGGCATGGCGTTGATTCAGAAATCGGCCGAAGCACAACAAAAGCTCGCCGACGCGGTGACAGCGCTCGCCGGACGCGACGATCGGCGCGAGCAGAAACAGGAGCTGATGATGGCGCACATCAGCACACAGCTTGAAAAAGTTCTGGAACGACTTGAGGCGCGTGAGAGTGAAAAAGCGCGCGTTGCGGGGGCATAAGTGAGGGACACGAATATCTCCGAGCAGAATGTTGCAGTGATGCGCTGGCGCGGCTTGGCGCTGGAACTGATCTACTCGACGTTCCGCAAGCGCCTGCCTGCCTATGACCACGTCATGCTTGCCGACGTCATGCGTTCCGTCGGCGGTCAGGACCTGGGCGAGAACGATGTCATCTTCGTTCTGCGCCAGCTGCACGATCGCGGCTATCTCACGTATCGCGAAACAAAGAACCGCTGGACCAACGAAGTCACGATTGCGGACATCCAGATCACGCCCAAGGGCTGCAACATCGTGGAGGGCGTTGAGCGCGATCCCGCTGTGAGGATCCTGTGAAACCCACACGCCGTAAAACCGGCGAGAAGCCCGCGAAGAATATTCCGCTGAAGATCGATCGTCTTCCGCAGGCGATGCGCGATCGCATTCTCGCCGAACGCAACATGCTCGGACGTAGTTGGGAAGAGATCGAGCAGGATTCGCCGAGCTGGGACGAGTGGAAGAAGATCGACGACGGCGACGTGTTGAAACTTTTCCCAGGAAAACGTCTGCCGCATTCAAACCTGCACCGCTGGTACGACCTGCGCGTTGCCCAGGTGCAGCGCGATGTGCTCGCGAAGGCTGAACAGGCGCGCGAGATCGCGGCCGTGTTTGCTAAGGCCGTGGTCTCGAAGTCGGATGAGGCTGTGTTGAACGCCGCGCGGGATCTCATCTTCTCGCTGCTGCAACGGCCTGACGGGAAGACGCAGGAGACTGCAGCGAAGGCGCTGCTCGCGCTTGGCGAGATCATGCAGGTCGCTCGCGCCAACGACATCAAGGAGCGCAAGGTCGCCGTCGACGAAAAGAAACTGAAGGCTCTCGAAGCCCGCGAAGAGTTGACCCGCCGCAAGTTGGAAAAGGAGACAGAGGATGCCGCGAAGAAAATCCAGAAGGGCGACTTCGGAGTCGAAGACATCAACCGTCTCCGTCAGCGCGTCTTCGGACTCCCGCCCGTCTCCGCGAAGTGATCGCCCGACGTATCGCGACATCGATTGCCCTCACTGTGGGCGTCACCGCGTCGAAGCGAATGGAGTCTGCGAGAAGTGCCGCTGGGATGTAGACGGTGGCGATTACGTTTCCGTCACTCGCCCGAACTTTTGCGAGCGCAGTTATTCGGGCGAGCATGAACCTTCTCAGGTTGCGGGCCCATTCGGAACAATTCTCTGTGAGTATTGCCACGAAGAAATTGGCAAAAGGCCGCAAGCGCAGGTTCTGCGCACGGAACCGAAGCTGCCCGCAGTCATGCAGCTTCGTCCGTACCAGCAGCGCTGGATCGATGACAACTCACGCTTCAAGCTGTCGGTGAAGTCCGCTCGTATCGGCTACAGCTATGCGACCGGGCTGGAAGCGATCTTCGATTGCCTTGAGCACCCGAACACAACCTGGACGGTCCTCTCGGCTTCGAAGGCGCAGTCGAACGAATTCATTGAGACCTGCCAGAAGAACCTTGAGCTGATGGGCGCGACCGCCCAGCTCTACAACGAAGACTTCGTCGACGCGCTCGGCCGCATTGAAGCCATCCAGCAGCGCATCACGTTTCCGAACGGAGCGCGCGTCATCGCGCTTCCGGCAAACCCGCGTACGGCTCGCGGTTATCCAGGCAACGCCATCCTTGACGAGTTCGCACACCACGAAGACAGCTACGCGATCTGGGCGGCCATCATCCGCCAGACGGCACTCGGACACAAAGTGCGCGTGCTCTCGACGCCGAACGGTGAGCAGGGCAAGTTCTATGACCTCGCGCGCGAGCTGGGACTCACCGACGGCGTCGCGCCCTCGATTCTTCCTGTTCGTAAAGGTCCGTGGACCGGGCACTGGGTGGATGTGTTCATGGCAGTCCGCGAAGGCTGCCCGATCAACATCGACGAAATGCGTGACGGCATCGCCGACGATGACACCTGGAACCAGGAATTCTGCTGCGTCTTCCTGAAGGCCGTTGGCGCGTGGCTCACGCTGGACTTGATCGCCTGCTGCGAGGACCAGGGCGCGCAGCTCGTCATTGACCAGGTGTGGCTCGATAAGCTGCGCGACAATCCGCACGCGTTGAACTGCGGGCCTCTCTTCTCCGGCATCGACGTGGGCCGCGATCACGATGCCACCTGTCTCTGGCTCGACGAGCGGATCGGCGACATTGCCTGGACGCGCGGGCTCGTGCGCTTGTACGCGATGCCGTTCCCCAAACAGGCTGCAGCGATCAATCCCATCCTGAAGCTCTGCTCGCGCGGAGCGATCGACAAGACCGGCATGGGCGTCGGACTCTTCGACCTGCTCGCGCTGGAGAACGAGTCGCGGCTGATGGGCGTCAACTTCGCCGGATCGAACGACCAGGGCGTGCGCATGAAGACCGACCTCGCCGTGCGCATGAAGAAGCGCTTCGAGCAGTGCCGCAACCGTATTCCAAACGATGCGCAGCTTCGCCAGGAGTTGATGGCCATTAAGCGCGAGGCCACAGCAAGCGGAGTCACGTTCGATGCGCCGCGGATCGAAGTGGACTCGGCCGTCGCCGGCGGACCGAAGAAAAAGAAGTTCCAGCATGCCGACGCGTTCTGGGCAAAGGCTCTCGCGGATCTCGCCGCCGAGTCCTCGCCGATCTCGCTTGGCATGACGCTGCCCCAGGGCGCGGCCAATACCGCAATGGGTACGAGAGGGATTCTGTGATCGATTTAACGCTTGAAGAAGGCGAAAAGATTTCAATCCGGCCCGCTGCGATTCGTACCGTGCAGGCTGCGGCCAATAATTTCACGCTGGTCACGCTGGACGACTCCGAGATGTACATCGTGCGTGAAAGCCGCGAGCAGATCACGAACATGATCGAAAGCGCGAAGCGCCAGAGAAGAGGAAAACCCCGTGCAGCCAGACGCTAGACGCCACGCGGCCTGTATGAACGGTACGCATGTATCGAAAGGATGCACTGACAATGTCAGATAACAACGATCGCGACCAGGACGTGCAGCTTGCGGTTCCCGCGCTCCCCGAAAAGGGTGAGGTCGTAAAAGAAGAGTCTCTCTACCTCACGCAGATTGCGAACTATCGCAACACGCTCGCCTTCAGCGGCGCGAAGAATCCGACCTCGATCTGGCAGTCGATGGTGCGCGACGACACGAACGCCATCATCTACCTGCGCGAGCTCGAGGAGAAGGACGAGGACGTTGCCGACGCGCTCGACTCGCTGAAGTACTCGGTGATGAAGCGCGATCGCGCGATCGAGCCGGGCGACGACTCGCAGGCCGCGATCGATGCCGCGGACTTCATCCAGGACCAGATCGACGCGTTACCGAACTTCGACGACGCTCTGGACATGATGCTCGATGCGCCGGGCTACGGCTTCAGCGTGCAGGAGATGATCTTCGATGTCTCGATGGGGCAGGCGTCGCTCACGGACATCAAGGACCGCCCGCAGGAGTTGTTCCTCTTCGGGCAGCGTTTCCGTCCGCAGATTGGTCCGCTGCAGCTGCTCGACTCTCCCTGGGCGATGAACGGCACGCCGATGCCGGAAGAGAAGTTCATCGTGTGCACGTATCGCGGCCGCGGCTGCAATCGCATGGGACGCCCGCTGCTGCGTTCCGTGTTCTGGCCTTCGTGGTTCAAGCGTAACGTGCTCGGCTTCTGGCTGCGCCGGTCGGAGCGCGCGCAGGGCACGGCCGTCACGCAATATCCGCAGGGCGCGAGCGAAGACGAGAAGCAGCTGGCGGCGAGCGTCGCGCTGGCGATGATCGAGAACGTCGCGATTTCCGTGCCGCAGAACTTCCCTTACGACGCCGAGCTGCTGAAGTCTTCGCAGAACATCACCGCCGATCTCTACGAGCACCTGCACCAGCAGATGCAGTACGCGATCGTGCGCCGGATCCTCGGGCAGACGCTGACCTCGTTCGGCGGCGAGAGTGGCAAGGGCACGCAGGCGCTCGGCAACGTGCACCAGGACACGAAGAACGAACGATCGGTTGCGATCGCCAAGACGTTGATGTCGACCATCAACCGCAGCCTGGTGCGTCCGCTCGTGCTGTGGAACTTCGGGCCGGATGTCCCGATGCCGAAGTGGAAGATCATGGTCGACGAGAAGGAAGATCTCGGCGCCAAGGCGGAAACGCTCAAGGTCGTGCAGTCGATGGGCGTGCCGATGACCGTCGAATTCCTGCAGAACACGTTCGACGTACCGAAGCCGCAGGAGGGCGAAGAAGTTGCTTCGCCCACTGCGCCGGTACCGCCGCCGGGCGCGCAGCCGCCGAACCCGGCCGAGTTCAGCGAGCGTCAAAGCGTTGCCGAGCGCGATGCGCAGGTGGAGCGTGAACTAAAACAGATCGACCAGGTCGTGAATCAGCTGAAAGACGCGGCACTGGATGACTTCAAAACACGAATCCGCGAAGTCGCCGACGCGACGACGGTGGTGCAGTGATGATCCAAATACTTTGCCATCTGTGGGGAGACTACTTGCTTCAGTCCGACTGGATGGCGCAGAACAAGACGGCGCGGAACCTTCCGGCGTGGATCCACGCTATCGTCTACGGGTGCTGCTTCATTCCTGTGCTTCGGATGTACGGCTCAACCGGCTGGGCGTTCGCTGTCATCATCGTGTCGCATTACTACATCGATCGATTCCGGCTCGCACGATATCTCGTCTGGGTAAAAAACTGGCTTGCTCCCAAATGGCTCAACATTCAGGAGACGTACGAGTTCAAGCCGAACGGGACGTTCGTGTGCGGAGGGGAAATTGTTCACGCCCGCAATTATCCATGGAAGGCAGCGGGCCCGTCCGGATATGGACCGAATGCACAGCCGTGGCTCGCGTTCTGGCTGCTTATCATTGCTGACAACACGCTCCATCTGACAATCAACTACCTCGCGCTGAGGTTCCTATGATCCACCTGGTGCGCAACGGTCGTGTGCTCCACGATCACGGCACGCAGCAGCGCATCGGAGAGCTGCTCGCGCGTCACATGGCGACGGCGAACATTCTCGGACGTCTCCAGGTCGCGCGCGAGGTCAAGCGTCGCACCGGCCGCAGCGTCGAGCTGGCGACCGCGACCAGGTATCCGCACCCGCTGGCGTCCGCGACCGGCGCGCATGCGCATACCCGTCACTTTGCAGAACAGGATCCGCAGCAGCTCACGGCCGGCTTTTCCGTGGATCTTCCAGACGAACGCGCGACGGAATACATCCGTAAGCTGACGCCCGTCACGAAAGAAGTCTTCGACGGACTCACGTCGCAATATCGCCACGAAGCGTTCACGTTGGCGGGCGCGGCGGACCAGCGCATCATCGAGAAGGTGCGCGACGCACTTGCCGAAGTAATTGAGAAGGGCGGCACGGCCGCAGACTTCAAAGCCGCGGTTCGCCACATCACGAGCGAGGAAGGTGTCGCCGACATTGCGGCGTTCTCGCTCGATACGGCGTTCAACACCAGCGTGCAGAAGGCGTATTCGCTCGGCCGATACGAGCAGATGCGCGATGAGCAGGTGATGGAAGTGCTGCCGTACTGGCAGTACTGGACCGTGGGTGACGATCGCGTGCGGCCTGAACATCGCGTGCTCCACATGTTCACCGCGCGCGCCGAAGATCCCGTGTGGATGAAGATTTATCCGCCGAACGGATTCAACTGCCGCTGCTCGGTCGTACCGGTGCTCGCCGATGAAGCGCCGAAGAATGCGGACGAACCTGGTCACGAACGCCTTCCGATGCTCGCGCGCGTGCTGGTTCCACAGCCCGGATTCTCAAAAGTATTTGCGGTGGCGTAGCTCGCAGAATTCAACGTCTCACGCTTCTTTTACGCATGTAGGACGCACATAGAAGAAGGTGCGCGAGACTCCACTCGTGGGCAAACTCAGCCAACAGTGGTTCGAGATCTTCCGCGCGGGGGATTACGGTCCGAAAGGCCGCTTCTCCGCGTCTGACCTCGACAGCATCGTGCGCAATTACCAGCCTTCGTTTCACGAAGCGCCTCTCTGTGTCGGACACCCCAAAGACAATCTTCCTGCTTACGGATGGGTAGAAGCGTTGCGCCGCGAGGGCGACACGCTCCTGTGCAAGTCGAAGCAGGTCGATCCCCAGTTCGAGGAGATGGTCGAGCAGGGACGGTTCAAGAAACGGTCTGCTGGTTTTTATGTGACGCCGAAGGGTCACATGTTGCGCCACGTCGCGTTCCTCGGAGCGCAGCCGCCCGATGTGAAGGGTCTGCAGGATGTGAAGTTCGAAGACAGTGATCGCAAGGTGACCGAAATCGCCTTCGAGGAGGAAATGGTGGACGCAAATGAAAAGAGTTTCTTGGATCAGCTGAAAGCGTTCTTCGCTGGCGCAAGCCTCGCGAAGCCTGCCGAGGCTGCTCCGGTAAAGACCTTCAGCGAAGACGATGTGAAGAAGCTGATCGGCGACGCCGTGAAGCCTTTCACTGACAAGATCGCCACGCTGGAAAACACGCTGAATACGCAGCAGACGAATTTTGCCGAGGCCGAGCGCAAGCGCAACGAAGAGCGCCTGGGTGCTTCGGCTGTCGCCGCGATCGACAAGCTGAAGGCGGACGGCAAGTGG